GCATCAGCGCCTGTTTCCAGAGTGGGTAGATCGCGTTCGCCACATCCGTCTCCTACGGTATCTTCAGCGGCACATAGTCGGGGTTGACCGGCGGCGTCGCCTTCTGCTCCGTACCGCGCGGGTTGAGGATCGGCACCGGGTCGGGCGGAAGCGTCTTCGAACGAAGCGTGTAGTTGGGGTGATCCCAGCAGGTCGGGCACGCCAGATGCCCAGTGCGCCGCAGCTCGTTGCCTGTCCACTCCACTTTCCACTTGAGATCGCGATGCAGGTACAAGAACCCGCAAGTGTCACAGAGCGCGAACGCAGACGGGTGCTGCGGATCGAGCTTGGCGTGGCCTTTGGGTGCGAAGCCGCCCATATCAATACACAGCGTTGGTGTAGATGCTCATCGCCGGCACGATGCGCAGCGAACTCTTCTCAACGTCGCGGTTCTTCGCTGTATCGAAGCTCTCCTTCGCCAGTGCCTTGAGATCGTTCGCCTTGGCCGGCGCGTAGTGCACCGCCAGCCGCCACGCCAGACCGCCGACATAGGCATCGAGGAACCGATAGGGCACCTCGGGCTCCAGACCATCGGGGATCAGCGCATCCTGTATCTGCCGCGCGCGGTAGAACTTGAGCGTATAGGGCCCGCCGTCGTCGGGCGGCTGCCAGAGCGTAATCGTGGGAAGAATCTGGGCGTCGTACCAGTACTGCGTCGGCGTGCCCGGCGAAGTCTTGTCGGGAAACGCAGCGTAGGTGTCGCGGTCAACGCTGGTGATCAGACGGTCTTTCTCGGGCGCATTGCCGGTGGCGATATAGCTGCCGAGGATCATCACCGTCGTCGGATCGACGTCGTACTTAGCTTTACCGGGCACCAGCGGAATGCTTTGCAGGTCGACGGTCCAGAGGTTCACTTGGTTGTTCGACCACTCGCTCTGAAGGAGGTTGGCCTCCATCGCCGCATCGTGCAGATGCTCGGGCGTCAGCGCGGTGCGACGAATGCCGCAGCGGCCATAGGCGGTCATCACCACGTCGGCGAGCGAGGGGGCGAAGTCGTAAGTCCTGCTGGTGTTGGTGCCGGCGGTCATGCTCACCCCACGACCACGATGGGAATGGGCATGACGGGCGCGAGCGGCCCACCTGCCACGTACGAGGCGTACTGCGGCTGCACCGGAGCGATCGGATAGGAGCCGTCGTTGGGGAACACCCTGACCGGCTGGATATTGACCGGCGCTAACGGCTGCACCCCTGCGACGACCAGGATTACCGGCAGCGCGGCAACCTGCGCAAAGGGAACAGCGCCCTGATCCTGGATCGGCAGTGCATTCGTCGGGGCGACCATGTTCCCTCACATCTAGCGGAGAGGCTGGACCTCGCCGTACGCCAGGGGGAGGGCCTAGTAACGGGTCCAGCCTCCCCTATCCCGTGTGGAGCATCGTGTGCGGGACGGGCCACACGGGTATCAATCCCCCATGTCGGGGTACTTGGCCTTGACCTTGGCACGCACCTGGGCCGCCACCGGCTTGCCCGAGGAGCGCGCCAGCGCATTGGCAGCGTGCGAGCGATCCGGGATCGGGTAGGACCCAGAGCCAGCCCCCTTTGGGCCCGAACCTCTTCCAGGCAGGGCAAAGTCGGACTTGGGGAGAGACTGGCGCTGGGCAGCTGTGAGCCGGCCACCGTCCTTGTAACCGAGCTTCTTCTTCGCCCAGTCGACGGCCGAGCCAATACCGGGCTGTTTGACGTCCTTCTCCAACTCACCGAGGTTAGGCACCTGAGCCCCACCCCGAGGCGGCGGTTTCAGATCGGACGGCCAGCTGGTCGGCTTGTCTGGCGGCTTGAAGCCGCCGCGCGGCTCGCGCACGTCACCGCCGCTCTGGCGTTTCTTCACGCCGCCGCCACGCCGCATCCCGGGAACCCCGGGGGTCAACGGCGGGGTGGGTGGAGAGGGAATCGAAGCCGGCACCGGTCCTGGCGCACCTCCAGGCGTACCCGCAGCTGCCATGGGAGGAGCGGCTCCAGCGCCGAGACCGGCGCTCAGATCGCCCGCACCCAGGGCAGGGAGCAGCGGCTTGAGGCCGGCTGTCGTGAGATCGTCCACGCTGCTGCTTCTCGGCGGCTTGGTCGGGGCGTCGCTGTCCGAGGGCCCGCCGTCGGCGCGTTTCTTCACGCCACCGCCACGCCGGTAGCCGCCACGCTCCTCCTTCAGGTCAGGGCGCACATAGCGCGAGACGTTGGCGGTTTCCGTGCGCGGGTTGGCGAAAGGCCGGGCTCGACCAGGAACGCTCCTGCTCTCGCTCGCCATCGCGGGCGCGAGCTTCTTGATGCCGGCGCTGCGCTCCTCCTCACCTGGACCGGCGTCAGCCACGCCGCCACTCTGGCGCTTGGCCACGCCACCTTTCTTGAAGTGCTGCTCTACCTTGCCGCTGGCGGGCGCCTTGGGCTCGTTGGGAGAAAGCAGCTCGGTCGTGGGTTTCACCGAGCCGCCACGGCGATAAGCCTTGCGGTCGGCACGCCGACGCGCGGCGCCGCCGTAGGCCCGGCCATAGAACGGCAGTTTCTTCTTCTTCTTGGGATCGTCCTTCTTCATCGGCGCACGAAGCCTCCCCGCCTGAAGTGGGGCTCGCGATCGGCGCGCTTGCCGGGCGTCTTGCCGCTCACCTTTGCGTGGAACGAGTTACCGGTGACGCGCGTAGGACCGCGCGTCTTGGTTGGGATCGCGCCGCCCTTGCACGGGTCGGCGGCGTCTCCAACGAAGTCATCGCGCAGATCGCGGGGAGAGTTGCCAATCGGACCACTGGGCGGACGCGCCATCAATCCCTCCCCGAAGTGAATGTCGGCACTCTCGTGTAAGTGCCGACGTTTGCTCAGCTGGTCGGGTAGGACCCGTACACTCCGCGCCAATCGAAGTAACTAAAGGCGTAGCGCTCGCGTCCCTTGACCTTGAGGTTGTCGGTGTCAAAGTCGACGTACATGTCCATCTCGAATGGGACACGGTCGTAATAGATCAGCCCGCGCTTGTCGGTCTTGATGAACCACGCGAAGTTCGAAGTGAAGAACTCGTTGACGATATAGTCGCGCAGCCCGCCACCGACGTGCTGGATGGCATTGACGTCGTTGTCGTTGGTGCCCGGCCGTAGCTCGGTACGGAGAAGCCGGACGATCACCTGCTCCAACGCCGCCGGCACCGCCACCAGCTCGGCCCGTGCACTGATCTTGATGTTGCGCTCATCGACCCAGTTGTTGCGGATGACGGTCATCGCCGTCAGCAACGAACTCTCGTTGAGGTCGATGTCGGCTGCCGGCCGGTTGCCGACACTTCCAGAGTCGGTGGGGTGGTCAACCGCGAAGAGCGCCTTCTGGTCACCACCAACAGTCTGATCGAATATCGTGCCGGTGTTGAAGATGTTCGCGGCGTATATCTCCTTCGTCGTCGCGAACACGTCCTGGAGGCCAAGGTTGGAGGGGTTGAACTCCGCCTTGTACTGGTTGTCCTCCACGGCGCGCCTCGTGATGATATAGCCGAGGCTCAGCTCTCGCATCTCGGCGCTGTACATCCAGCGCTCGCCGGCTCTCTCATCGAAGTAGGTGCTGGCGCCCTCGCCCTTCTCACGCGCGAGCGGCAGATACGCCATCTGGGTGCGGCGCTCCAGCGCCATCTTGGATGTGCGCTTCTCGAAGAGGCGAGACCACTTGGTCTCGATCTTCTTGTAACGACCTTCCACAGCGGCCAAGCCGGGGAATAGCTCGTTCTTGATCGATGCCATATCAATAGCCATGAGCCTTCTCCTTCAGCTCGCGCGCCGTTAGGCGTTGAGCGCGACGGTCTTGTACGCCTGGGTGTTCCAGGCCACTTCAACGATGTTGTTTGCCGCCGAGGCGTCGTAGCCGTTCTCGCCGACAGGCACGCCGTAATTACCGACAGCGACAACCTTGAACGGCAGCACGTCACTGCCGGCGGCAACGGCTGGGGTGGCCAGTGCCCACTTCGAGAACCCGGTGGTGGAGGGGTTGACGACGAAGTCGGCGTTGTCACCGACATTGGCCAGGGTGATCGGCCCTGTCGCAGCCATCACCTCAAACACCACCAGCGGATCATCGATGATGAAGGCGTCGACTAGCCCGACCGCACCCGATCCCGGCCAGTAGTTTGACCAGATCGGATAGCCGAGCGCGGCCTGCAGGTAGTGGCAGCCGACGAAGATACCGAGGCTGGTGCCGGCGCCGCCCGCTGCGGCCACCGCGACGGTGCCATCGGCAAGCCCCTTCACGACGTCGCCCCGGTTCAGGGCGCCCGCCGTGTTCTGCATCTTGCGAGTGGTGTGGGTGCTCGACCAAGCGGCGCCGTCGAGCCGGCGGACGGGACGGAATCCGAACGGAGCATTGATGTTCGCCATGAGCTGGCTCCCCTCCTCAAGGGTTGCCGGCTTTGGCGAGCTTCGCCTCTGCCCGAGCGGTGATGTGATGAGCGTCCAGGCGGTGGACGCGGACCCGAAGATTACTCCTCGGGGATCGAGATTGCCTCACGCCGAGTGCGCGCGGCGTAAACGACTCGCTCGGAGTGGCCCTCGGGGGTCGTCCCCAGTTTCTCGCGGTTCACCTGCATAGCGCGAGTCGCTTCCAGTATCTCCTCACTTCTTGCCTGAAGTGTCAAGCGCATGGGCCGTTCCATCAGGATCATGTCCTTGACCACGACCGGGCCCTGCGTGCCGGGCGCCGCGAACCGCCCGGGGAAGTGATGGTGCTGCACCGGGCGCCAACCCTGGTCTTGGTACATCCGGCTCTCAGCGTAGTCGGGCTTGCCGTATGTTTCGAATCTCTTCCAGTTGAAGTCGATCTCGTTGGGGACATTGCCCTTGGTGGGATCGCCGCGCGTAGGCGCGTACTTCGCCATGATGTCGGAGATGTCGAAGGGATCGATGGCGGCATTGCCTTGGTGACGGCGTTCGCGGTCGGGGTCGACGCGCAGCTCGCCATGCACCTCGGAGCGCAGTATCTGCTCGCCAGCGGCGAGACCTCCCGCGAGGCCGCCCTCGTGCGGCGCCTCTCGGAAGGGGGAGGGTACTTCGATCATATGGCCTCTCACTTATAGCTTTCAGGTAATGGGGGTGATTCGCCCTTCGCCGAGCAGCCGCACGTAGTTCTTGGCCCACTCCCTGGGCTCGACGCCCTGCTCCTCCGCAAGGCGCCGCATCTTGGGTGTCATCACGAAGGTGTTGCCGTTACCGCCGCCGCCTCCACCGCCTACGCTTCCGCGCGCCACGGGCGCCGCGCCTGCCATGGTGGGATTGGGAGCACCGCGCTGGGGATTACCCCCACCGCCGGGTTGCTGTGCCATGATCGACCTCTCGATGTAATCGAAGTATCCGGGGCTGTCCGCCTTGTGGCCCTCATCCAGGGCACGCTCGTGGGCGTCCAAGGCGCTGCGCTTGATGGTGCCGTCGCTCCGCACGAGTTCCGGGTGCTTGCGCAGGAACTCCTGGGCCGCCGGGGTCTTACCGGCGAGCGCGCGCTCAAACGGGTCGGTGGGCTGCGCCGGGCGCTGCGGCTGCTGTTGCTGCGGCGGTCGCTGCTGTCGTTGCCGCGCCTCCGCCTCGGCGTTCTGGCGCTGCTGCTGCAGGACCGCTTGGTCGCGCTCCAGCACAGCGAGATTGCCGCCCAGCCGGCCGATCTCCAGGTTGAGGGCCTGGGCGCGCTTGAAGTCGCCGTCCACCATGGCCTGCTCGGCGCCATTGGACAGGGCGACCATCTTGTCCTGCACCGCCTTGATCTGGTTCTCGGTGTACAGCTCGTAGGTCGAGACGCCCCTGCGCTCGGCCTCCTGTGCAAACAGGATCGCCTCGTCGCGCTCACGGGCGATGGTCTGGGCTATCTGGGTGACCCGCACCCGCTCGGCGCGCTCGGCGTTCACCTGCCGGTTCAGCTCGGCGAGGCCGTCTTGCGCGGCCGGTGGGGGTGATGGGCTGGGGACAGGTGCCGGCTTGTGGTCTCCCGACGAAGCCTGCTGGGTTGTGCCTGGGTTGTCTTCTTCGTCCAGGTTAACGATCAGGTTCTCGTTCTCCCCGGCGGAGGGATTAACGTCGTCAGCCATAGATGCCTCCACGCCAATGCGTTGGCGCTAATAGATTAACCTTGGGTCCTTGATGCGAGCGACGATCTGCAGGTCCTTTAACCTTCGACAGTGCAACCGCTCGATGGTGAACTGACGCCCTTCCATAATGTCGTACATCACCCAGTCACCGACCTCGACGTCCTGACCGTGGAAGTCGACATGGGCGTCGTTCTTGAAGGCGAGAGGCCCCTTGGCGACCACCAGACCGACCTTCCCCTGCCAGAGCGCCTCGTCGTGGGTCTTGTCGGGCAGGTAGAGCTTGTGGCCGCCTGCCGTCTCCAGGTAATCGGGCAGGAAGTAGGTCGCGGTGATCACCCAGTTGTGGAACGCCTCGATATTGTCTTCGAGCAGCGCCCAGCGATCGAGGAGGAAGCCCTTGGGATCGAGCTTGTAGTCTTCTTTCTCTTCGTCGGTGCGCCAGGGCGGCATCGGCCCCTGGTGCATAGTCGCAAGCGAAGAGAGCCTCGGGACGGCACTGGTGGCACCGATGATCGGAACAGCGGTCAGTTTGGCCTCCCCATGACATACTGTGGCCGCTCGCGCGGCTCGTTCATCTCGCGGGCGATCAGCTCCATCTGCTTTATGACTTGGTCATAAGCATAGATGATGCCCTTGGTCCGGCACACCGTATCCCAATCGGGTGCGCTATAGAGCGAGCGCAGCTGGCCCGCATACTCGCTGTCGCCGTTGATCTCACGCACCAGCCAACGGTGGAGCGCCGCCGCGAACGCGCTGTCGAGACCTTCCAATCAGGTCACTCCTTTGCCCCACTGGCGGTAAGCGCTCGCGCCCTTCATGCCGCGCGGCGCCGGATTAAAGCCTGGGCTGGGCGAGCCGCCCTCACCTTTGACGCCCTTGGCCGCGCTGGTCTTGGCCTTGCGGGCCTTACCGCCAGCGCCACCTCCCGTGGCGTTGGTGACGGGAGTCTTCACCGCTCCGCCCTTGTTAAAGGTGGTGGTAGTCCCGGGCGCCGGCCGCTGGAGGAAGGAGCTGGCCAACTTGGGCTGCGGCACGGTGAGCGGCTGCGCCGGCACTTGGTCGACACCGGACAGCGTCGGCGTGCCTCTTTGCGCTGGCATCGGACCGCGCCCTGGCGCGACCGTGCCGAGGAGCCCCGCGAGCCCCTGGCCCTGTGCCGTGCCCGGGCTCGCACCCGAGCCCATGCCGCCAGCGCCGCCGAACTGCAGCTTCTTGACCCCACCGCCGGCCTTGTGCGCGGAAACCTTGTCACCGCTCTCCGAGGTGGGCGAGTGCGGGTAGCCGGGGTAGCCCTTGCCCTTGCTGTCCTTCAGAAAGCCACCATTGGCCGCCTTCTTCACGCTACCGCCGGCTTTCATGCCGGGAGGGCGTACCGGAGGCCCAGGGGGAGGGCCCATCGGCATCGGCGGGCGTACCGGAGGCGCCGGCATCGGGCCTCCAGCAATCGGTGGGCGTACCGGAGCCGGTCCTCCAGGCCCCATCGGCCCGGGACCGGCTCCCACCGGCACCGGGACGGGACGGGGTACCGGCACCGGAACGGGTCCACTGGGCTGGCCACCAGCGCCACCGCCACCACCCGTGCCACCTCTGCCGCCAGCGTGTGATATAATGATGTTGGTGGTCGAGTGTGGCCGCCGCTTCCGCACGCTGCCGCCAGCCGCCATTCGGTCGGGGCGCGACCTCCCCTTGCCGCCAGAGATCGTGTACTCCCTCTGGGTGCCAGCCCCCGAGGGGTACGAAGTCTTGAGGTACATCGAAGACGAGCCGTGGCTCTTGCCGGCCTTGCCGGTGAGGCGCGAGAGGCGGGCCTTCTGCGAAGACTTGGCTTGACCTGCATACGGGTGCGCCATCTGCGCCTCCTGTGATTCGCGCCTAGATTATCCTCTGACCGGGCATTCCTGGCCAGACTTGAGCGACGGGAGCGGATGTCGGGTGAACCAAGGTGGATTGCGCCAGCTCCATGCGCTTCTGACTTAGCTTGGCGCCCTCGATCCGCTCGCGCGACTGCCGCTCCGCCGCGTTGTCCTGGATGGTCGCGCTCTCGACCAGCGCCTTGAGCTGCAGCTCCAGCTGTTGCAGCGCGGCTTTCCTGACGCTGTCGCGCTCGTCGGCCGCCATCTTCGACGCCTTCTGCTGCAGCTCGGCGATCTTGCCGGCGGTCTTGGGGTCTTGCTGAGACTGGGGCGGAGCGAACAGCTCATCGATGTTGCCCAGGCCGACCATGGTGGAAACCCTACGCACGACAGCATGAAGATCGAACATGCTCGGGTTGAGCTGCACCAGCTGGACGAGGGCGACAGCCTTCATCACTCTTATAGTGTGTGACGGGGTATTCGGGTCGGCCTGCGGCGTCAGGTTACAGTCGTTGAGCGCGCGTATCAGGTCCTCGCGCTGCCACTGCCAGATCGCGCCGTCGCGCTGGTCCGCACACAGGAGAGCGTCGGGGTCCTCTTTGAAGAGTTCACGTAGCAGCCCGAACTCCTCGGACTGCGAGATGTGCATCCCCTTATGAACGCTATCGAGTACCTTCACCGCCTGATCAAGCATCGCGATGGTCGTGCCAACGGGCACGTCCTGCCGGCCTTCGCCGACCATCAGCTCGGGTGTACCCCCGACGCGGCGCGCCTCCTCCTCGATGTGCTGAGTGACCTGGACAAGCCCCGCCGTCACGTCCTTGTACGGCAGGTCCAAGATGTGGTTGCCGATCGGCTGGCCGCCGGTCTGCACTCTTACGCCAGCCCCGAGACCGACCCGGAACGTCATGGTGTCCTGCCGCCCGACAGTCTCTGAGTAGAGGAAGCCCGGCCAGGACGCGAAACCAGCGCTGTCCAGGGCAAGCCGCCACGCAGTGGTGATCGCGGCGGTCGCGTTGCCCATAATGTGTAAGAGCCCGATGCCGTAGAAGCCGAGCCCGTCCACGAACGGGTACTTCACGATCGGCATGTGCTTGATGTAGCGGTCGTCGTCCTCGGCCCAGTTCCTTCGTATCTCCAGAACGGTCTGAGAGTCCTTGTCGATGCTGACGCGGTAGGGCAGGGGGAGACCAGTGATCTTGCCCTTCTCGGTGTGCTCGAAGCCGGCGATGTCCAGCTCGCAGTACGTCTCGTAGACGATGTGCTTGTAATCCTGCGGACGCTGGCTCCAGGCTGCGATCCCCGCCACGTCATGCTCAGCCTGCTCCATGGCGTCGGGGCTCGGGCCGACCGGATTGGTCAGGTCGACATCGACATACGTGCCGGCGAGCTGCATGCGCCGCATCACGCTCTGTCGCATCTCGATACGATGCGTGACGCGCCCGCATTCGTGCAGCGAGACCTCGTTGTCCGACACTATAATATCTGCAGCGTCGACCGAGCGTGACACCGGTCTTCGTCGGATGGGACAGCGGTAGACCTTCTTGAAGCCGCAGCCGCCATAGCCTTGCATGAAGAACATTCTGGTCGTGTCGGGGTAGTACTCTTTGTCCACCTCGGTCAGGTACCTGTTGAAGAGCATCTCCAGGGCATCGGCCTGGATGTCCCGATCGTCACCGCGCTGCTCGCGCGGGACCTGCATCTGCTGCTCCATGAAGTCGCGATGGGGCGTCTTCGGCATGCTGTCGTTGCGCATCTTCACCGGGCCGCCGGCCGGGAGCAGCTCCCCTCTGGCGTTGGCCTGGAAGCGCAACACCGCGTCCAGCATGATCGGGGTTCGTATGGTGGCCTGCCCTTCCACCGCCGTATCGGCGTCGGCGGAGGGCGATCTCGGGTTCTCGATCTTCAGGGCAAGGTGCTTGATGCCGGCGGCACGCCGCTCCAGCCACTCAAGGCGTGTTTGCAGGTCGCTGTCGATGCCGTTGAGCAGTTCGTCGCATATGCGTGCCAGCTCGATCTCGTCAACGAACTCGGCGAGGTTGGCGTCGTGCTCCTTGGCGGCGACCTTGGGCTCGCGCACGAAGGGCTTGCCGTCCAGACGGATGATCAGTGCGCCGTCGGCGCGCTCGATCCCCACCTGTTCGACCGGCTTGTCGGCATCCTCCTGGATGACCACCGTCAGGTCATCTTCCGCCCCCTCCTGGCCGCCGCTGTCGACCTCAAGGTTGCGGGCGAGATTACGGTAGTAGTCGCTCTCGTTGATGTAGTGGTCGGTCTGGGCGACACCGTCTGCCATTCTGTGTCCTACGGAATGGGTGGTGGTGGCGTGGCTGCGCGCCGCGCCTGTTGGTTCGCCAATATGGTGGCCACGGCAGTGATGGCGGTATCGGCCCAGGCCCATGGCATCGGGCCGCCGCCGACGGTGTTGCCACCGTTGTTGTAAGCGTGTCTCACCCCTTGGGTGTATATCTGCTCGGTCACCCCAGCGGGCAGAGCCGGCGCCGGCTGCCCGTAATCGGTGGCGAAGTTGGCGAGCGTATCGCCGTAGGTGTTGTCTTTGGTAGGATTGTCGGGGCGGACGTAGATATAGCCGTCGGGATGGTGGTGGAACTCGCCCATGGGTGCCTCTAGAGCTTCATCATCAGGGCCACGAAGGTCGTCGGCTGCATGTTGTTCATCGGCTGAGAGAGGCCAGCATATTCCACACCGCACGAGGCGAAGTGCGAACTGCCGGATGGCTCCCAGTTATTCTCGGCAACGGTGGCTAGCCCAATAAAGTTGCTGACCACACCAGAGGGGAGATGGGTGTGTTGCGCCATGGTGTTGTAGTCCTGGCTCACGGTCTCGCCGCCGACCACAGCGCCAAGGGCGCGACTGGTCAGCCCGGTGCCGTTCCCCGCACCAGCTAGGGCACGGCCAGCCAGCTTCGGCGTCATCAGCCGGCGGTGGGCATCAAAGTCGGCATCCGCCGAAGCGCCACGCGTGACGGTAACGCCCGCGCTGTCCTGCAACACCAGAGCGGGGACGATGGCGCCATAGAGCAGCTTGAACAGCGCCCTGGTGTCGGCGTTGGCTCGATTGGTGGCGCCAGACGTAGCATCACCAATCGACCCGTCGATGGTCATGAGAATCCAGCCGGCGGGGACGAAGTTGTTTAAGGTCACGCGGATGTCGCCGGTCGTCCAGCCGGTGGCGGCCGAGCCGCCGAGCGAGAACCCGCCCTGGTCGGTGTATTCGAGTGAATCTCCGGGCAGTAGCGAGCACTTATAGAGCTGGACGGTGGTGGTACCGTCGGTGTGCTGCACCGTGACGTTGGTGGGCACTCCCGTGCCGGTGACGTTGTGGATATGGAGCGTCTTGATGTTGCGCTGGGTCGACGCCGGGGGTGTGCCGGCGACGCTGACGGTGGCCGCCGCACTGATCACGGTGTTGGCACGGCCGGGCGTGATCACCGCTGCGGCGGTATCAACCCAGGTGGTGTGGCAGTGGAGGGCACCGGCCGCGCTGGCGACGACCTGGAGCCGATCGTTGACCGAGGTAAGGAGGATCATATCAATCCCGCCATGACCGGGAGGAAGCCGACTTCATCGACATATTCCAGGGTGTAACCGGCGGGCAGCGAGACCCGGTTCAGGAACACCGGGGTGGTGCCATCGGTGTGGATCACCCCGACATCGCTCGGGCCAGTGCCGCGATTACGGATATGCAGCGTCTTGAGGTTGCGCTGGATGCTGGCGGCGGGCGAGGGGACCACCGTCGTGGTGGTGGCAGTCGTAATCGTCGGGGTATTGGTCCTTCCGGGCTGCACTGCGCCCGAGACGTTGTCCATCCAGCTAGCGTGCACATCGATGGAGCCGGCATTGCCGGTGAACACCTGCAGAGCGTCGGTGGTGGAGGAAAGAATCAGCATCGGCCAGCCCCGGTTGCTACCCCAGGAGGCCGGCAGTCTAGCGTAATCGCAGCGATTCGCTAGGAGCGTGCTTTGCCGTTGCGTGGCGAGGGTGGCGGGCAGGGCATCCAGGCGCGCGGCGGCTTGTGCGGCTTGCCGTCCGAGCTACGCCACTCGTGGAACTGGTTCTGCACCATCAGCACGACGCCCTCATCGCAGGTCGTGATCAGCAGGATGTCGGTTGGCGGCGGGATGTTCATCGGCCGCCACGCCGTGAGGGCGTATTCCTCCAACTTGGATTGCAGTTCCTTGATGTGGGTGAGCTGCAAGTGATCCCAGACCCGTTCCGACCAGTGCAGCAGAAAGTCAGCTTCATCAGTATCACGAATATCGGCAATCATCACTCGTTCCTCAACGCAACCCTGTTGGTATGGTCAATCCGCCGCCGAAGGCGGGGTACATGGGGGCCGGTGCCGGCCGATACTTCTTCTCCTCGATGTCATCCAGCTCGTCCTCATCGGGGAGGGTCGCGAGCCCGAGCGCGCGCATGTGGGCGAGCGCCTGGGTCATGGCATCCGCAAGATCATCGTGGGTGCCCTTGGGCATATCGGCGAGTTCGTTGATCACGCGATCGGCCCAGTCCTTGAACAGGAAGTCGCCCATCCCCGTTGCTTCGGCCGGGGCGTAGATCATTCCACACTCAAACAGGTTCTGCTGGGCGTAGGCGCGCGCGACGTGGTCGCCTTCCGGTGTAACGAGCGTCACGCCGAAGTCAGCGCGGTCGGCGGTCTTTGGGTTGTGGCTGAGCGTGTCGCTGATCACCCGCCCGCGACGGCGCAGCTCCTGCGCCACCGGGTGGCCAGAGGCCTTGTCCTCGATCAGCACCCGGTCGATCTTGAACTTCTTGGCGGTCTCCTCGATCTTCTTGACCAGCTCGTACAGCTCCAGGCGCTCGGCCCAGGCCCACATAAGGATTAGTCGTCGGTTCTCCCAGATGTCGCGGCAAACCCCGAGCACCACGCCCGCCGTAGGGTCGTTCTGCTTCTTCTCGGTCTGCGCGGTGTCCAAAGAGAGCACCGTGTAGGACATGATGGGAAACTTGGGCCAGGGCACGCCGAACTTGCCGCATTCGGCTTCGGTGTAGGGCCGCCACCAGTTGCGCTGGATTATCCCTCCGCCTCGGGGGGAGGGGCGCTGCTGGTACTGCCCGGCGTAGGCGAAGCTTCCTTTCTCGCGCTCGATGTTGGCGACGGCTTCGGGCGAGAAGCGCTCTGGCCACGCGAGGTCGCCGTCCTCGGTGCGCGGGTCCTTCCAACCGAGGGGGTTGTAGGGCTCCCGTCCGGCTTCGAACTCCATCGGCACCATGAGGTGGCAGTAGAGCCAGCCCTGCTCAAGAATGAATCCAGAGATATCGCTCTGATGAACGCGCTGCATGATGATGATGATGGCAGACTCGTCAAGGTTGTTAAGTCTGTCCGTGATTGTCTCTCTAAACCATCGCACCGTGTCAGTTCGAACCACGTCTGATTCACTCTTATGAACATCGTGAGGGTCATCGATGACCACGCGATCTCCACGCTCTCCGGTTCCGATACCTTTGACCGACGACGCGAACTTCGACCCCGTCTTGTCGTTGGTGATCTTGATCTCACCTTCCTTCTCCAGGTTGAACCTTTCACCCCACAGCTCCTTGAACCTTTCACTCATGATCAGCTTGCGGAACTTGGTATTGTCACGCTCGGTCAGGCCCGACGAGTACGAGAAGCTCACGTAGCGCAGGTGCGGCATGTCCATGGCCGACCACTCCCACGCCGGCCAGAACACGTTGACCATGAGACTCTTCATGCTGCCTGGGGGCACGTTGATGAGGAGGCGCGTGATCTTCCCGAAGGTGACCGCTTCCAGGTGGTCGCAGATCGCGTACAGCAGCCAGCCTTCGACCAGCTTGGTTTCCGGCTCCAGGATGCTCCAGAAGTAGCGCACGAACTCGATCAGCCCACCGGCTTTGGCCTGGGCTTTGCGGTTAGCGCGTTTGGCGATCTCAGCCTTGAGCGACTTGAGCGTCTCAAGCGCCTGCGCCTCAGTAATCGGAAAGCTGTTGGCAGCCTTGGTCAAAGCGGCACGCTCCCGAGGTCACCGGGCGCCGGATGGTCCATCGGATACTCTTTCACAACGGGATCGGGCTCATGGTCGCGCGGCGAGCCGTCCGGGTGGCGCGTGATCGTCACATTGGCCCACATCGCCACCGTGCGCAGCGTGCGCAGGATGTAGGTCTTGTCGGGACCATCGGGCAGCTCGCGCTCCAGCGTCTTGGCGTAGTCCGCAGCGGCGCTGCGTACGATCACCATGCGATCCTTCTGATCTGCAGTCGGATTGAGATAGCCGAACGTAGTGTCGTGCAAGCTCACTTGTCTTTCTCCTCCAGCTCGTCGCGTGCGATCTGCCGCAGAGCGACCATTCTGATCCAGGCCGAAGTGGAGAGGCCGGACATCGAGGCTCGGCGACCGAATGCCCGGTGCTCAGCATCGGTCACGCGCACCATAATCCCGGTGGTGCGTCGTCCGGGCAGGGGTGGCATTCCCTCTGGCCGCGAAAGTGTGCGTTTGGCCACTTGTACACTCATGATTCGTTCCCGCGAGTGTATATCGTTTGTATAACGCTGCGCAACATGCTAACGCCGTTCCTGGCTGAGCTTAGGTGATTCGATGGACGACGGTGATCCTTGGAGTGAGGTCAGGCGGCTGGAGGCCGAGCTACAGTCGTGCCGGCGCGATGCGGCGCTGGTGATCCACGCGCTCGACCGTTCCTGCCAGCTGATCGAGGCGCTGCTGGCGTGGTTACCGGATGGGCAGCCGCTGTCACCGGGGTTGAGCACGGCGCACGAGGCCTGGAAGCGGGCGATGGAGGCTGTTCGTGGCCGATGATGATCACGGCCAGGACATCGAGGACCTGACGCGGGAGCACGCTTTCAAGGTCAAACAGCTGGAGCAGGAGCTATATGCTGCCGCCGGCAAGATCGCCGGATTGGAGGAGGAGCTGAAGCGCCGGGAGATGGCTTACAAGTTCATGAGCCAGACCTTGGCGCAGCATGTCGAGCGGATCAGCTTATTGAGCACTGCACTCAACACCGGGACGGTGTTTGTCGATCAACTGATGGCCGATCTGCGCATTGCCGGGCGCGAGCCCAGCGCGGCGCTCAAGGCAGCGCACGCCAAGTGGAACAACGCGATGAAGAAGCTCTTTGGGCACGACCACTGACCTGTTTAGGGGTTCCATCCACAGGAATATCTTGGTATAGTGTCGGCTAGCTGACTTTACACACGTCAAGAGTATGCTAGACGACACAGGCCGCACTGTTCCCACCCGTGCCGTACGCCTCGGTTCCGGGGGAACATGCCACCGCCGCCGGGAACCCAGTCCGTACCCGGCGGCGGATTCTTTGTGAGAGGGGGGCCAAGCGATGGATTGGGCGTGGCTGTTCCTGTGGAGCATGATCATGTTCAACCTGGGCTTCTGGGTTGCGGTTGCGTTCCATCATCATCTGGTCCACATCGCCCGGCGCAATCGCAAGCGATGGCCGCCATAGAGAGAACCGTGAAGATCGACCCGCATCTGGAGCATTACCGTATCGCCGTCGGTGCCTATGCCAGCCCCGAGGGTGCGCCTTATGGCGTCTTCGAGGCCGTGCCTGGGCCGTGTGGCGAGAAGCTGACCGTCATGGTGGCCGACGGCGATGACACCGGGTGGGAGCATGTGAGCGTCTCGACCCGCAGGCGGATACCCAACTGGATTGAGATGAGCTGGGTGAAGGACCGCTGCTGGGAGCCGGAAGACACCGTCGTGCAGTTCCACCCGCCGCACTCGCGTTACGTGAACAACTATTCCGTCGTGCTGCACATGTGGCGCTACGTGCGGGGTGAGTTCCCGGCACCGCCGGACATTCTCGTTGGCTACAAGGAGCTGGGCGAACTGGCTTGAACTGATCCGCGTTTACCTCCGACCAACATGAAAGGACCCCCATGAGCGATCGCGAGCGCGAAGACCATCTCGTTGCCAACCTCACCCTGGCGGCCGGCTTTCTGCGCGGCATGGCGAGCCGGCTCGATAATCTGAGCGCACGCTCGCTGCAGGCGGCGGCCCCCGAGTTTCGGAGGGCGGCGGCGGATTGTCGTGCACTTGCCAGCGGCCTGCATGCGGCGTTGCGGGCGTACAACGCGGTCGATTAGGGTACCCCCACGCAGGCGTGGCGGCAGCGCGCGAGGGGGTTCTACCTTTCATACCCCCAACAAGGCCGGGCTCGGTGCTCTTCGTAACAGAACCACCGCGAAGCCCGGCAAGCCGCCCCTTCCTTCTTGCGCTTTGCGATATATTGCACTACACTGCTATACATGAGCACGACAGCCGAGCAAGATCAGGTGCTGGCGCTGGTTGATGCGATCAATCACGTCCTGGCCGGCGTGCCGATCGCGCACGCGCAGACGGCGATGACCCTGGCCGTCGTTACCGGCATCATCTCCACCAGCACCAGTGCGCAAGAGCGTGAGATGCAGGCTGCGATATTTACCCAGCAGGTGAAGGAGTACATCGCCCGTCCCGAGATCGTCTCGTGGGTGTTGTCCGGCGTCCGGCCCACGCAAGTGGGGCGGGCATGAGCATCATCAGCCCAGAGGAAGCCGACGAGTTCGTGCGCCTGAAGGCCGAGGTCGAGCAGCTGCGGGCCGACCTAGAGCTGCGCAATCAGACGGCATGTGACCGCAAGGAGATTATCGCGCGGCTTGAATGCGATCTCACCGAAGCCGCCGCCTTCCTCGACCGGATGGCGGCACGGCTCGATGCAATGCTTGATGTTGGAGCAACACACGATACCGGCATTGCACCCGATATCGACCGCGCCGGTGACGAGTGCCGCGCGATGGCGGATAAGATAAGAGCGAGCCATTGAGAATGAGCGCACCATCTCCACCGAGCGGGCCATCAGCGATGAGAGCACCATCCCATTCGAGCGAGCCGTGCGATGTGAGAGCACCACGTAGAACGAGCGAGCCATCTGATCGGAAGGCACCACGATCCTGGAGCGAGCCAAAGAGGACCGAGAGCACCATACCGCGCGAGCGAGCCACCTAAAGAGAGCGCACCAGACCCTATGAGCGAGCCAACTGCGGAGAGGGCAACCAAAGGCCAGAGCGAGCCACACTGCGAGAGAGCGCCGGAAACCATGAGCGAGCCACAGACCAGGAGTGCACCACTAGCGCAGAGCGAGCCATTGTAAGCGAGGGCACCGTTGCAGCCGAGCGAGCCATCTAGCCCGAGAGCACCATCCGCAAGCGAGCGAGCCACTCTCGAAGAGAGCGCCACATCAAGAGAGCACCACTGTGAAAGGAGCGTCCCATGGACGAGCAGGTACACGTTGCCAAGCTATCGGTCGATCTGAAGATCGCCGCCGCCACGCTGTCGGACGAGGAGGCGAGGTTTCTGGTCGGGGCGTACTACATCATCCAGGAGGACCGCAAACGGTCGAGCAACCAAGTACGCGCCCTCGACAAGAGCGGGGAGCCGCACTTGTTGCTGACGTGGTTTGCCGAGCAGAACGAACTCTTGGAGAGCCAGCTCAAGACCGCGCTCGGGCGCTACGCCCAGAGCAAGGAGGTCGGCAAGTGGATGCTGGGCATCTACGGCATCGGCCCGGTGATCTCGGCTGGTTTGATCGCGCACATCGACATCAAGAAGTGCCCCACCGTCGGCCACATCTGGCGCTTTGCCGGGCTCGACCCGTCGAGCGAGTGGAAGAAGGGCGAGAAGCGCCCGTGGAATGCCGAACTCAAGACCCTGTGCTGGAAGATCGGCCAGAGCTTCATGAAGTTCTCCAATGCCGAGGACTGCTATTACGGCAAGCTCTACCGCGAGCGCAAGGCGTTCGAGGTTGCCCGCAACGACAGCGGCGGCAATACCGAGCTTGCGCTGCGCCTGTCGATGAAGTTCAACAAGTCGACCGAGGCGTTCAAGCATCTGTCTGCGGGGCATCTCCCGCCGGCACAGATCGACGGGCGGGCGCGGCGCTGGGCGGTCAAGCTGTTTCTCTCTCACTTGCACAGCGTGTGGTGGGAGATCGACACCGGAGAGAAGCCGCCCAAGCCGTACATTCTCACGAAAGAGGGTGGCCACGCGCACGAGATCAGGCCACCGAACTGGAAGTAGCCACGGATCGAAAGTGTGCCAGATGATATGAGCGAGCCAGCGTCGAAGAGAGCGCCGCAACAAGCGAGCGAGCCACGTCACATGAGAGCGCCATCCGCAGCGAGCGAGCCCAATCTTGGGAGTGTACCAGCATCTCAGAGCGAGCCAGTCGGGCGAAGAGTGCCATGCTCCAGGAGCGAGCCATCATGTCGGAGAGCGCCAATGTGTCTGAGCGAGCCTGATCTCCTGAGAGCACCAATCTCTGTGAGCGAGCCACGCACCACGAGAGCATCATTCAGAGAGAGCGAGCCCAGAAGCGGCGAGAGCGCCATTAGGCAGGAGCGAGCCATATCATGGAAGAGCGCCACACGACTTGAGCGAGCCAGTACTGGAGAGGGCATCAAAGACACTGAGCGAGCCATTCTGGTCGAGGGCACCGAATAGGCCGAGCGAGCCTCGCAAGCGGAGAGCGCCAATCACGAGGAGCGAGCCACGTCAGATGAGGGCACCACGCAGGTTCGAGTGAGCCATCCGGCCTGAGAGCGCCATATGAAGTGAGCGAGCCGGATGTGGAGAGAGCACCAGACTTGTAGAGCGAGCCAGTCGCCAGGAGAGCGCCGCTTGTTATGAGCGAGCCACCCACAGAAAGAGCGCCACGGTAGTAGAGCGAGCCATTGGGGTTGAGGGCACCAAACCTGTTGAGCGATCTTACCCCTAAGCTTGCCGATTGGGAGATCACTTGGGAGCCGCGCGAGGGTGGGCGGGCGCCGAGAGTATCTCCCAACCCGGATTATCCGCATGGCAAGCATCTCGACGCCCACCATCCTGGGCTGCCGAGCTGCCGGGGTGAGCTACCCTATGTGTTGTGGCCCGAGCGCGGGCTGGGATTGCTCTACGTGCGTTGCCGGCGCTGTGGGGTCACGTCTGCCGTGACCACCGCAGGCCGACCGGACGATCCGATCAGCCTGCGCATCAACTGTGGCGGCTAGGGCTACTTCTTGGCGCCGCTGGCCGCGTGCGAGGAGGCGCCGCCGTGTGAGGCGGCCTGGGGGGCATGGGGTTGCGCCGCAGGCGCAGCGGAAGACTTCTTCGCTTCGGCTTCCTTCTTGTCCTTGTCGGCTTTGGCCTCGGCGGCCTCCTTCTTGGCCTGCTCCTTGGCCTTCTCGTTCTCCTCTTCCAGCTCTTCGGCGACCTTCTCGGACCGTTCCTGGTCGGCCTTGAGCTTGGCCTTGGTGCGGTCCTCGATCTCCTCGGGGGTGAGGTTGCGCTGTTCGTGCAGGGTCTCGCCGCCTTCGCTCTTCGCTGCGGGCGCCATGGTGGTCTCCTTCAATGAACGGGGTTAACGGGATCACTCGCCGACGGCCGAGCCGGACGGCCAGGAGCTGGCGCTGGCCGGCATGTTGACGCGCCGCATGGTACACCACTGGCCGCTGGTTGGCCGGGTGCCGTAGTAGAACTGCACTCCGGTCTTGACCGACGAGGTTCCGGTTGCATCCCACACCACCAGATCGAGCACCGGGCCCGAGCCTGGGAGCGGGATACCGAAGCCAGAGCCGGCCACGGTGGCGATGTTCACCACCAGCGCGGCCTGCGGCAGCACGTTGGGCGGCGATGCCGACATGTACCACACGATGTCTCCGACGGTCGGCCGGGTGGCGCTTCTGGGCATGATCAGTCTCCCTGAGCCTGGATGTTAGAATCACCCTCGGAGAGCTTACCCTCTTCCTTGCCGGGGAACCAGTCGCCCAGCATCCAGTCCAGCAACACCGCCAGGGCCTCGACCTCGACCACCTCGGCAGTGCCGGCACGGCCGGCCGCCTCCACCCGCCGCGCGATCTCCCGCGCCATGGCCTCGCAATGCGTGCGGATGTTCTCCGCTACCTGCTCAGTGCTCGGCAGCATCGCGCTTCTCCCGTAACTGCGCCATCTGCCGGCCGAACTCCACCTTCCAGGCGCTGCCGTCCTCGATCGCCTTGCGCGTCACCACGAACCCACCCCAGGGGCTGCCGACCTCCAGGCTATCGGTGGCAACGTCGACAATGATCCAGGCCTCCTCCCCGAGCCAGCCAAACACCCCAGGCGCCAGCTCGTCGCGGTACGCCTTCAGGCTCCTAGCCATGACCGGCACCCCCACGCTCCTGCTCCCGCTCCCGCTTGGCGTTGGCCACCGCCTTGCGCAGGTTCTCGATCATCACCTCCACCAACTCCACCGTCAGCACCAGATCGCCAGCATACTCACCCTCCCCATCACCCATGACCCGCCCAGTAAACGTCATCCCAATGAACACCCCCTCCAACTGCGGCGAGCGCGCCAACCCAGTCTTGACCTCGCTCACCAACAACGGATCATCCACCCGCTCACTCTCGGCTATCACCTGACGCTCGATCCGGCCACGCATCCGTACCTCCCTTTCATGCAGAAGCCCCGCCGCTACACCCAGATCATCGCCCCCGAACACGTCCCCCGCAAACCACGCTGGAAACGAAAGGCCCCAACCATGAAACTCGACCAGCGCCAACGCTACTCCCTGTTCAAGATGATCGAAGACGCCCGCCGCGCTACCCGCGAACCCTCCGTCATCACCCTGTGCGACCTCCTCGACCAAACCCTCCCAACCTTCAACCCCGACTACTGCCAACGCCAGGGCATCCCAGTCGCCACCGTAATCCCGGAACTCACCATGCACCGGGTCGCCGCCGCCCACGCCGCCTTCCGCCACGAAGAGAAGACCATCGCCCTGTGCGAACGCCTCCTCAAACTCCAACCATATGCAACGGAAACTACTGCAACGATAACTCCAGATGCAACGGAAACCCCCGCAACGCCGCCGCCAGTTTCCGTTGCAGGAGGTGCAACGCTAAAGAAGCCACCCCGTCGTGGAGGTCGACCCCCCACCGGAAAGGCCCTGTCCTCCACAGAACGCGCCCGCAAACGTCGTGCCCAGAAGAAAGCCGAACTGGATCAGGTACTTAAGGGGTCGGAACGAAGAAAGTAGCGGCGTACGGGGGAGGGGCCAGAGCCAATGCTCGCTCTCTCTGCCGCCCCCCCACCCCCCCCGCCTGGGGCCCCTGGCCCGGGGCTGGCGCGCGGCGCTCGGCGCGCCGTTTCCCCCGTAATCGCAACGGCTTACGGTAACCGCCGTGGGGTGGGGTCGCGACCTGGGATGTGGGTAGGGATGTGGGCAGGACGCGGCCGGCGCCGAATAGCCCTTATGGATCAGGGCTTGTCGGCGGACGGTGTCTCCGCCACGCTGCCCTGGATCAGCTTGGCGTCATCCCCCGCGCGACGCGCCAGAAAGCCCTCAATCGCTGATACTGCGGCCTCCAGCGCCTCGTCGGACATGCCGCCTGGGCCGCGCGCCTGGGTGATCTCAAGCTCGCGCGGGACCAACAGCACCAACATCTTCAGGAATATCGCGGGCTGCTGCTTGGCGACCTTCTCGATGGCTCCGCGACCCCACTTGTCGAACGCCCACTGCATGCCAGCGATGGTGCTGGCGTTGAGCGTACGCCGTGCGCGTGCCGCGTCGGACGTGATCGCGCCTGAGAACCCTTTCTGGAACTGGCCGTTCGCTTTCCGGTATGCGGCCTGGGCTGGGGCTGGCTCGGTGGCCGCCAACAGGGCTTGTTTCTTCTTAGCTCTGGGGGATCGTTTCCCAGGCATTACAGGCTCGTTTACGGGACCGCGACCTTCCGACTATGTCCCAGGCCTCGGCGCTCGCGCAACCTCTGTGTGGGCTGCGCTGCTTGATGGCGCTGGCTCTGGCAGGCAGAGGTCCAGCGGGTTTGGCGCGATGAGGCCGCACTGGGCGCAGCGCCACCGGGGTGGCTGGACTTTGGGGGCGTTGGTGCGGTCTGGCAGGTTGCTCATGGGCATTTCGTTAGCAGGTTGATAGCCAGGGAGAGGACCGAGATGGTGATCGCGGCCCAGGCGATGGTTCCGGTGCTCATGGCCTGGGCTCCGCGAGCTTGTGGTAGAGCGTGGCTGGTGGGATCGGCAGCATGCGGCGCAGGCTATCGGGGCTGCGCAGCCGGTACCAGCGCTCTGCCCTTGGCTTGTCTGGGAAGGGGCCGGCGATGGAGATGGCGCCGCCTGGGGGCGCCTTCACTGGGCTCGGCATGACCCGGCGCACGTACCAGCCCGCGAGGTCGCCGCCCTTGCCGTCCTCATGCTCGATCAGGTAGGTCGGCTCGATCATCTGGCGCGGTCCTCTGCCTTGATCAGCTTGATCAACTCCACACAACCCTCGCCCTTGCGCCACAGCTTGAATATCTGGGTGGCGCTGAACTGTTCGCCGCTCTCACTCAGCGCCTGCCGCAGCGTCTTTGGCAGCCGGTCAAAGGCCTGCATCTCGGCCTTGGCATTGGGCTGGGTCATCGCCTGGGCTCCGCGACCTGGGCGAGGCACGAGCAGCGGGTCATGCGAGGGTCTGGGTCGCCCTCGCAGCCGAAGAGGGTCATGACAGGGTCGCCGCTGGCAGCCTGCAGCCGCACCGTCGGGCAGTCGGCCTTGTGCAGCACGAGGCGCTCGACCGGCCCTGGGCCCAGGCTGGGGGCAACCGCATAGTCCATATCAGGGCACCTCCATCACTGTGTAGCCATGTGTAGCAATGTCGTGTCCACACGTAGTTTCCCGACTACCAATAATATCAATCACTTAGTAGGTTGCAAGACAGAATAATACACGTCAACCATCGTAAACCATCGCAATACGTGACTACATGGACCCCCTCTCAATCGCCCAGAGAAGCCCGCTGGCGGGTTTGACTACAGGGGGGCTGTCTCGGTACCTGGAAGCGCTCAAACCCGCTGTACGGCCGTTTCAAGTGGTGATTGTTACCTCCATTCCTACAACTCATGAGTTGCGCCACAATCACTCGATGCGTGCCATAGTGACATACTATAAGGCGTCAGCACCCGGTACCATCAGCCAGCAAGCGCTCGGCCAGGACCATCGCCCATACTGCACCACCGCAACCGGGGACACCCCGTAGACCGCTTCAGCGTCCGGCCCCTCAAGCTCACCCAGGCAACACCCATGGGTATGAGCGAAGCTCGCTGTGTTCTTCGGCTTGGGCTTGGCTTGAGCCATTGCACCCCTCGGACAGCCCGCTTTCGGCCCGATGCCGTGATGCCGCGCGCGAGCGTCAGGTGATTCGTGGGGTCAGTCAATCAGT